TTATTTGTGGAAACGTACCGGAAACGTACCGATTTCAGCCATTATACTCTTTTTCTGCTTTTTCGAGCTCCAAGATGTCCGGATTAAGAGCGTTAATTTTAGTGTTTGCTCGCTTATTCAAATCAGCGACAACCGCCTCCATTTTGTCCGGGTAGAGGTGCGAATAGGTAGACATCGCAACCTCAACTGTATCACCCAAGCGTTCCGCTACAGCGACAATGCTGTAACCAAGCTCAACCAACAGAGCGGCATGGGAATGTCGAAGATCATGGACGCGGATACGCTTCACGCCGGCCGCTTTGGCCGCTTCGGTGAGAGTACGTCCCAGTGTCCCCTTCTGGAAGTAGAAAATCCGGTCATGCTCCTGGATGTCATATAAAGCTCCGATATAACGCAAGACTTCATCATAGAGGAAATCCGGCATTGAAGTATTTCTGTAACTGTTATTGGTTTTAGGTGGCCCGCTTATATCTTCGCCTTTCCGTCGGTGGTGCGTTTTCTCGACACGGACAATCTTCGACGGAAGGATATCGGCAGGCTGCAGGGCGAGGCACTCACCTTCCCTGAAACCGAGCCAGTACATTATCATAAAGGCAACCCGAAAGCCCCGGCTTGATACCTGTGCCATTGCCAGATTGAACTCATCTAACGTCCAGAACTTCATTTTCCCTGCTTTTTTCTTCCCCATGTAACCAGCTGGGCGGCATGGATTGATCTTCAAATTATAGAACATCACCGCATAATTGAAAATTGCCGAAAGGCGGCTGTTGATTGTACGAATATACGTTTCAGCGTATTTTTTTCCAGTGCGAGGGTTGATAGCGGAAATGACTATGTTCTGCCATGTGCGGATCGTCACGGCGTCAATTTCGTTTATCTGCAGCTCTCCGAAGTAAGGGAGCAGCCACTTATCAATTATGCTGTCTTGCGTCTCCTGTGTCCCTTCCCGGATACGGTGCTTGGCATCGTCCCGATAGAGCTCCAACAAGGAGGCGAATGACATATTGCAGGAGCGGCTATTTTTTAGAAGAAACTCCCGCTCGAAAGCCTGAGCATCTCCCTTTTTACTGAAACCTTCCTTTTTCTTTTTTCGACGCTTCCCGGTCCAGTCAGTATACCAAAACGTAGCATACCATTTTTTAGATCCGGTCTTAGTTTCGTATTTGTAAACAGGCAAGCACACCCATCCCTTCATCAACGTACATCAATGCCACTCCCATTTTTGTATGTTCCCACTTAAGTCAATCCAAGCCTTAACAATATTAGTGACAACGCCTCCAAGTTGATTTTTCCCTCTAAAAGTCATTCTGACAACAATATAATCTTGCATATCCCAATAAACGGTTTCGACATGCCTGAAGCTTGCAGGATCATGTAGTTGTTCTTTCACGGTATCAACTAAATTATAATGAGCACCATCCCATAAACTGAATTGAGTTTCAATCGCTTTTAGTCTTGCGAACTCAGCTTCTTTGTCGACCGACAAAGGACCTTGTATTCGTAAATCAGCATGAGCATCATTGGCCAAAAATACTTCTGACGTCTGACTGTTAGCCGTTAACCAATTTTTGAACTCTTGCCAAGTTGTATTCTTTAATGTTTCCAGCATGTTTTCATCAAGATGGTCGCGCCCCACAAACACCTGTAGAGAATACCCTATTGCATCGGGCGTAGAAATATTAACATCCATTCTGACTACGGGAACATTTCCTTTGTTGAGATATCCGGTTAATATACCGGCATAGGCTACTTGCCAAATCTGACTGGCGTCGCTCATTTTTGTTTCTGCCGCTATAACGACACCATTGACCTCGTCATATGTCATGATAAAACATTCAGTGACTCCTGGCGTATTTTTAATTGCTTGTTCAACAATAAGAGCTAGTTCTTCCGGATTTTGCGCAGGCGTTATTAATAGCCTTTCTTGTTCAAGTTTGGAAGAAGGTGTAGCAACAATTTGCTCTTCTTGATCTGATTGAGTTGCGGGAGTGGATGGTGTTTTTGTTTTTGGTTCTGCCAAAGTAGGGGCAGCTGTGCTCGGCGAAGCTTCAGACGGAGGAGCAGAGACCGGCTCGGATGCATCCAGTGTCTTAGCGGAGCCTTCAGCAACAATTGGAGCAGTATCTTTACTTTCACCCGTAGGAGGAACTGAAATAGGGGAAGACATGGCAATCCCGATGATAAAAAGAACGAAACAGACCACTAGGCCTATGACACTCCTCTTCTCTGGTTTTTTTCTTACAAAGGCGACGATGAGCAGTGCCAAACAGACGACGAAGCCCACCATTCCGACAAGACCAATAAAAACAGACATAAAATCACCCTTTCATTAAGCAATATAGGTATTCTTGGTTCGCATCAGACAATACTTGAGATGAAAGCACACTCTGCAAAAAGGCATCCATTCTTGTCTTTTTCCCGCGCTCTGTTTTCAAAGATTGAGCGTCGCTCCAGGTGCGGTCATAGTCTCGCTTTATAGCGGCATTGAAAATATCATCCTGGTGATTTTTAATATTATCCATTTGGGAGCGCAAAGAGGCTCCGCTCTCGATTGAGAGGCCGGCAGCTCTTAAATCAGCCGGTGAAGCGTCCACCAAGTTCTGCAGAAAATAAAGTGCAGCAAAATAACTGTTGACAACTGCGCTGAACATATCGGAATCGTTAGCGATTGCAGCAAACGACATAAAGGTATCGTAATCACGGCGCAACTGTGGCTTGGGGTTTTCTTCGTAAAAAATAGCGCACCGACATCCATCATGTAGCGGTGGCGTCATGACGGAGCGCCCTGCGAACACAAATGGTTGACTATGCTTTACTGCAGTCCATTGCAGTTTAGCACACAAAGAACAGCTTCCACCATCAAGGGCAGTTGACCAGATTTTCATTGTTTGCTCAGGCATCATACCAGCTCTTATGTTGTCTGATATGTATTTGTCGTAATCGGCATTAAAAGACCCCATGTGTCTCCTTAACGTATAATTTATTTAGTAGTTAATTTAACCATTGCACTAAAAATATCAATCATATGTTCGACCTGTTCACTCGAAAGGCCATGATTGGCTGCCGTCGTGATCACATTTTGCCAATTCTTATCAATTACATTTCTAGGCATTAAAAACTGTCTATAGTCAGTCAAACTCGGCGGCTCTTTCAGAACCTGGACAACGTGCCCGATGATTCTGTGCTGTCCGTTAAGGATGATATCGGGGTAAAAAGGATTAGCTGCTCTTAGTAGCCGCTTGCCCCTTTCCTCGATGTAGAATTTGAGTGTAGCCTGCCAGTCGCCATCCTCCACGCCAGCAGCGACAATCATGCCGTGTGATGCCGTGTTGCTTTGACGCATTACAGCTATGTCGCCCTCGCAAATACCAACCCACGACATCGAGTCGCCGGTGACTTTAAGTGCAAAATCGGCTTTTAAGTCAGATGGCACTTCCACTTCGTATTGGCAATTTTCTTCTGCAAGGAGCGGCAAGCCTGCACGGATGGTGCCGAGGAGAGGAATTGTTAAAATGGAATAATAATTTCCTGTTCTACTTGATGATAAACAAATTATGTAATCAACACTCACATTAAAGATTTTAGATAATAACTTGAGGGTTTCATCAGTGAGCGGGATCTTTTCAGTTTCATATTTAGACACAGCAGAGTCTTGTACACTTAACAATTTTCCGAGCTCAAGCTGGGTTAATCCCTTCTCTTCGCGAAGCGCTTTGATTCTATTCATTATTCCCTCCTGTTAGCTTATTCTACCATTTTCCGATAAGGAAACAAATGTGCTTTCCAAATCAGAAAGTGAAAAAAAATATTCCCAAAAAAAGCGTTGACACTTGCCCAATAAGACATTATAATTAAGCTAAACTTTCCTTTAGGGAAAGATTAACACGGAAAGGAGGGAGCATCATGAATGCAGTTTTGCAAAATCTCCGTCGCGAACACGGGCTAACTCTCAAAGATATGGCAAGAAAAATAAATCTACAGACCGCATCGGGTTATTGTAAAAAAGAATTAGGCTACGTGCCGTTTTCTTTGGAGGAAGCTAAAGTGATTTCTGATTATTTTGGTAAACAAATTGAAGATATTTTTTTTACCAAAGAACTTGCCTAACAGGACGGCTTACGTCACCCTCACTATACCAGAAAGGAGACCACTAATAAATGGCCAGAAAAGCAACAAAAGCAGCTAATAGCAACTTTTATATAGCACGTATGGCGGCAGCTGAGTGCAACGATACATTCAATAGCCGCGAGGGAGCAGCAGAGGCTATCGGCCTAGACCGTACCAGGCTCGCACGCATCGAACTCGGCAGCCTGAATCCATACCCGGAAGAAGTCCTGCTATTGAGCGATGCATACAATGCCCCGGAGCTTAACAATTATTACTGTTCGAAGATGTGCCCACTCGGCCGACATACAGTGCCGCCCGCAGACCTTCTGCACCTAGATCGGATAACCATTAAAATTTTAGCAGCACTCGGGAACGCCGATTTCATACGAAAAACGATCCTTGAAGTCGTTAACGATGGCAAGGTAACAGATAACGAGCAGCAACAAATAGGCGAAGTGCTGTCAGCGCTTGAAAACATAGCCAAAGCGGCATCGGAGATGAAGCTGTGGGTTGAGAAAAACGTTAGATAGGAGGCAAGAAAATGGCAAAACTGGCACAAGCGGAAGAGGTGCAAAGATTTTTACGAGTATCAGATTTAGCAGAAATGCTCCAATGTTCGGAATCGCATGCCTACAAGATCATGCGGATGTTAAACAACGAGTTAAAGAAAAAAGGAAAAATTATTGTTGCCGGTAGAGTGCCCA